ACAGCTGATTCAAAACTAAAAACTAATTTAGGATATGTAATGCATCAAGCAGATTGTATGGCAGCAAGAATAGAATATGAAATGTGGGCACGTGAGAATTCATCAAAGGTAACACCTCCTAAAAGAGTTAAACGACAAGTATCAAACGCAGATGAATCAGTAGATACATCAAAATTATTCAACGACTTATTTGGAGAAAAAAAATGATAACAACAATTATTATCTTATCGGTAATATTAGCAACCTCATTATTTGTTAATATAAACCAATTAAGAAAACAAGAACAACAATCTGATTATATAACGGACTTAGAAAATTCTAATACAGAATATTATACGTTTGTTGAACAATTAAGAACAAAAATTAATCAAGCCAACTCTGAAATTAGAAATGCAGATAGAATAGGAGCATTTGAAGCATCAGACGAAGTAGGCTCATCCTTTAAATTAATTAGAGAAGTAATGGATGACCTAAATCGTGGAGTTAGCCAATGATAGAAAAAGACTTATCACCAGTAGAATCATATTATGTTTGGTTAGCAGCTGAACTAAAAGATCTAGAAGAAAATGGTCCAAAAGTTCGTCGAGGACGTAAACCAAGTAAGAAGCAATATTTTACTTATATGAATGAAAAGGCTATTGTAGCTTACAATTTAGAGACGTCTCAACATCTAAAAAATAAAGTATTTAAAGAACATATATATAAACCATTTGATAAATTAGTTGAAAATTTAATACATACATTTAAATTTTATTATTTTGATGTGCCATATGTAGATGTAAAAGCTGAAGTAGTTGCATTTTTAGTAGAAAAAATACATAAATTTACAGAAGGAAAAGGTAAAGCATTTTCATATTTTAGTATTATAGCAAAAAATTATTTAATTATTGCAAATAATGCTAACTATGCAAAAATGAAACAAAAAGCTGAAGTTACTGTAATTGATGACCAACGTAATGTTGATCAAGAAATGGCATTATCTGATCATCAAGAATCTTTAAAAGATTTTACTAATCAATGGGTATTATATTATGATACAAATCTTAATGGAATCTTTAGTAACCGTAAAGATATTATTGTAGCTGATACAATTTTAGAGTTATTTCGTATGAGAGATAATATCGAAAACTTTAATAAAAAAGCTTTATATATCTTAATACGAGAGCGTACAGGATTAAAAACTCAAAATATTACCAAAGTAATTAACGTTATGAAACGCGATTATTCTAAAATGTATTTAGTATATAAACAGCGTGGAAGAATTCTACCAACAAAGCGATAGTATCCATATTTATAATAAAGGATACTATTATGAGCTCAAATTTCGAAATTTTTAAAGGAACATCTTTTTCAGATCTGATGAAAGATATTTATCATAATTCTAAAAAGAAAGAACGACAAATAAATACATTAATACAAGAACTACAGCCTATGATAAAAAATGTAGGAGATGCAACTGTTATAGTTCCATTAATTAAAGAGTATTTAGACGTAGCTGTTAAAAATGATGATGCATTAGTTAAATTAGCATCTGTTGTACAAAGACTAGTACAATCAGAATCAAAAATGACAGGTGAAAGTGAATTTGGATTATCAGATGACGAGCGCCAACAGTTATTAGAAGTAGCTGAACAACAACTTATAGATATTCAAAATGATATGGAGATAAATGATGCAGATAGGTCAAGTAATTGAAAATACCCAAGGATTCGTATTATCACAAGATGATGATGGAAATGATTTACCCCAAGGTACAATAAGAGTACGAGTATCAGGAAGAGGAAATAATGATTCTACTACTGAACATTATGCATATCCTATAGATGTTAATAGGATACATATGCCCTTAGTAGGAGAAAAGGTATTACTTGTTAAAACACCAACTGACCAAAATACTGCATTTCATAAAGTAGCTAGATATTCCTATACAAAAATATGTAATATTCATAACAATGTAAATACAAATGTACTACCATTTGAACATGTAGGAAAGGCATCCCAAGGAGGAAGTGCAGATCCTGCAGGAGGTATGGGAGGAGAGCCATTAGCAGATGATACAATTACTCAAATAAGTCATGAAGAAAAAGATGTACCACCATTACAGCCATATGATGGAGATATTTTAACACAGGATAGATATGGTAGTACATTCCGAATGTCATCAACTATATCTGGTGGTGACTATGATCAACCTACTCAGCCATGGTCTGGTGAAGTAGGTGCACCTATTATGATTTTGACTGCAGGATTAAATGCAGCAAAAGGAGGGTTATATGTAATTGAAGATCCAGAACAAGATAAAAGTTCTATATTTATAGGATCTAATCACAAATTTACTATCAAATCATCTCAAGTAAAATTTGGCCCACCTGCAACAGCAATTGAAGCTAGTAATGTATTTGAAGGAGCCCAAATAGCACTAAATTCGGATAGGATATTATTAAACTCAAAAGCAGATTCAATATTATTATCTGGTGCAACAACCGTTGCAATATCTACTCCGGCATGGGCTGTTGATATGGATGAGTTCTTTACATTATTTGATGAGTTATTACAAATGTTACAAATGGTATTAGCAGGGGCAAAACCTTGGCCAACTCCAATGGGAGGACCAACATTAGTTAACCCAGCCTTATCAGATATCATACAAATAATTACAAAATATAAACAAATGACTCAATAGGAGAAATATTATGCCACTAAACAAAGCAAAATTAATAGCTGATATTGTAACAGCACAAGAAAAAGCACATCAAGGAAAATATACTAAAGATGGAATACAAATCTTTGCAATAGAAATGGCTGCTGCAATTGATTTTTTTATTAAATCTGGAGATGTACAAACCACTACAACAGGTACAGGAGTAGTAGCTCCTGGTATTGCCGTTGCCACAGCCGGATCATCAGTTGCCCAAACAGGAGCATCAGTAGGACCAGGAGCTTCTACTACAGTTGGTACTGGAGTAGGAAAGGTTGTTTAGAATATCGCATAATACATGCAAAACAATATTTATATAAAAGAATAAATTATGGAAACAAAATCATTTTTAAAACTATTACGAAAAGTTATACGAGAAGAAGTACAATCAGTTGTACGTAAAGAATTAAAGGTTGCATTAAATGAAACTAAGGTAAATCATAAAAAAGTAATTGACCACGGAATAGATCTTCATAATATTACTGAATCACCTCGTAGACCTGTAACAAAGAAAAAGAAATTTGTTAAAGATTCAATGTTGAATGATATACTAAATGAGACAGCAACAAATGCAGATTTTAGTACAATGAATGATGCACCAGCTGCATATCAAACAAATATGACAGATGAATTTGCAAATTCTAGATCTAATACATTGACTACAACACCATTAGCAACATCAGGTATAAATGGCGAACCAGTAAATATGGCAAACAAAAATGTTGCAAAGACAGTAGATTTAATGACAAAAGATTACTCTGCATTAATGACTGCAATTAGCAAGAAAAAAGGAAACTAATAAATGGGAAGACCAGTATACCAATATAGACCAATTAAATCAGAAAATTCAATTCCATTAGGTATTTCATTACCATTTAATAAACCTAGTGGTAAAAAATCAATTGATTCTGCATATAATGCAGCAATTGAAGATGGTGGATCTGTATTTGTATCAACATATTCTACACAAGAACAAGCTATTAGTAATATTAAAAATTTATTAATGACGTCTAAAGGTGAACGATATATGCAACCATTATTTGGAACAGAATTGCGGGCATTGTTGTTTGAACAAAATGTTTCAGACTTAGAAAGTCGTATAGTAGATACATTAACAAGAGATATTGAATATTGGTTACCATATATAACAATTGGTAATATAAAAATATCACAATTAGAACATGATATTATGATTAGTATTAGTTTTAAAGTTGATAAGGTAGGATCAAACTTAGTAATTAATATTCTAGTAGACGAAAATACATTTGTTGTTAGCGAAGTAGAAGAATCTACAGAAATAGCCACAACACAATTAACACAGATAGGAGGATATTAATATGGCGTTAGTACAAAAAGACGTAAAGTATGTAGGAAAAGATTTTGGCCAATTTAGACAGAACTTAATCAACTTCGCAAAAGTATATTTCCCAGATACATATAAAGATTTTAACGAATCATCACCTGGTATGATGTTTATAGAGATGGCATCATATGTAGGAGATGTTTTATCGTATTATACAGATCAAGCATTTAGAGAAGGAAATCTTACTACAGCAACAGAACAATCAAATATATTTGCATTGTCTCAGATGTTTGGATATCAACCAAAACTGAGATCGGCCGCAACAACAACGTTAGATGTATTTCAATTAGTTCCTGCAATTGGAGTAGGAGCCGCGGCTCGACCAGATATGAGATATGCATTAACATTAAATGCTGGATCAACATTTGCATCCGAAGATGGTACATTATTTAGATCTCTAGAGATAGTAGATTTTAATGATACTGCAGATATAGATATATCAACATATTCAATTGATGGTTCTGGTAACGTAACATATTATTTGTTACAAAAAGATACTAGTATTGTTTCAGGAGAAGTAAAAATAGATACATTTGAATTTTCTGGAAATCCAAAACAGTTTGATAAAATAATACTACCTACAGAAAAATTCTTAGATATTATATCTGTTACCGATACCGCAGGAAATGAATGGTACCAAGTAGATTATTTAGCACAAGATACTGTATTTGAAGATACGTTAAATATTAAATTTAATGATGAAAAATTAGCTGAATATAAG